TGCCACGATCATGGTGTCAATGATGCGTCCTTTAACGGTCACACCTTCTCGGTGCAACCAACCCACATCGTAGGTAGCGTTGTGGAATATCTTGTCGCAAGGCAGGGCACAGATTTCTTTGATAAAGTCTATGACCCGCTTCTTGGGAAAATTAAACCCGGCTTCATGGGAAAAAGGAAAGTAGTCAGCATAGCCGTCGCAAGCGATTGATATGCCTACGGTTTCTCCGTCCCCTCTCACATAACCGGGGCCCTTGGACTTTAGGTTAGGGTCGCGTGTCTCAAGGTCAATGGCTATTTCGTCTGCGTCTTTGAAGATTTCGATTGGGAAGATGTCAGGTGGTGTCCATTCTGCCGGTGGTTTAAATATTTTATACGCCATATTTTAAGTTCTCGTTTTGTGCATTAATAATAAAAAGGTTTTCTCGCGCTCTAGTCACAGCAACGTAGAACTGTCTGTGCAAACTGTCGGCATTAATCATCGCGTTCAGCTTCTGCGCTGGAGATAGGTCTAACAACACTGCCACGTTGTCAGCTTCTCCCCCCTTTGCTTTGTGTATGGTAGACAATGCTACCCTTGGTTCGCCCCTTAAGTCTTCTTTGTTATCGGCTGCTTTTTTAATGAACGTTCTCCGTTCCTCGTTAATTCTTCTTGTAAAAACCTCTTGCCAGGTTTTTCCTAAACACTCTTCGTGCAGACCAAAAAGTTCCACTACTTGTTGTTGGGTTAGCTTTCTTGCTTTTTCCTCGTCCTTTCCTGGGGCACTAAGGAAGCCGCGTTTGACTTCGTTCTTGGTCAGGAACCGATACACGCTTTCCAGTTCCCCCACCGTGATTTTGGTTTCTTCTGCGAGCAGTTTCTTCCAACCATCAATGGCTTCAATCATGGGCAGAGGAATGTAGCGGAAGCTGTTGTGTGAGAAAGGGATGCCACGATCAATCAAGGTTCGTCTTGAACTGTAGCCTTCTCCGTCGCCGTTTAACATGTAGTCACAAGACGCAAGGATCAACCATTGGCCTTCTTCGAGGGGTAGTACATCGACCGAGTGTAGGTGGGACAATGTTCCCTCGTGTTCTCGAGGCAGGTATCTTTTTTCTTGTCTGTTTTGTATGCGGCGAGCAATTCTTTCGGCTTGTTTGTGTACTTGTCTTGGCACTCGGAACGATTGATCGAGGACCACGGTCTCGCCCTGCATGGCGATGAACCGGTCGGGTCTAGCACCATTCCATTCGTAGATGGCTTGGTCATCGTCGCCCGCGATGTATGTAACGGGGACCACGGACATGAGCTTTTCTATCAAACGCCAGTTTAGTTCGGCTAAGTCTTGTGCTTCATCAACAATCAGTACGTCCAATGGTGGGACTCTTCCTTTTGTAAGAAACTCAATGATCATATCGGCAAAAGAAAAGATGCCTTGTTCTTCTCGATACTCTCCCCAGGCTTTCGAGATCGGCTCTAGCAACGAAGGCACAACCTTTTGTCGTATGCGAACGTTTGTTTTCAGGCGCTCCTCTGCCACCCTTCGACAGTTGGCTTTAGCGTTTTCAATAATCTGGAAATACGGGTCTTCCAACATGGCTTCCAAAGACTTGCGTGTCAGTCCGCTGTAGTGTTGTGTTAAAGGGAAGCTGTACGCCTCTAAAAATTCTTTAATGTCTGTGCCTTCCATGACACGGGTAATGCCCATGGCTCTTTTACAGAAAGCATGGCTGGTACAGAAGTAGGTCAGTTCGTCTTTGTCTAAGCCGAAGCGAGCACGCGCCCGTTTCTTCCCCTCTTCTGCGGCCTTCACGGAAAAAGAAATAAAGGCAATGCGATCAGGAGAAACCCCTTCGTCTATGTGTTGCTCTATGTGTCGAAGTAGTGTGGTCGTTTTGCCGGTCCCTGGAGGTCCAAAGTATTTGGTCGAATGGAATTCTTTAGTCATCTTCCCAATCCTTCGCAGGCTTGTTCAGTTTGAAGTCTTTAGCACTGACGTTTAAAGCAGCGGTTTCCGGTGTCTCAAGAATCCAGATGGAAGTAGCGCCGGCCCCTTTGTCTATATATTTTGTTGCTGTGTGGGCTCCCAGTTCCTTCAACTCGTTAAAAATCTCAGCGTCTCTTATCGCTTTCATGCCTTTAAACTCTTTAATATACTTTACCAAATCTCTGCCACGAAACCACCATTCGTGTGGTTTGGTCTCTTCACTTCTATACACAGCGCCTGCCAGTATGGCCACCCGGGCAGAGGACTCGGTGTTTTTGCAAAACTCTTCAATGGCATCTTGTAGTAGTCCTGCTTTAGTCATGTCGGGGGGCACTTCGATTTCCTGCACGTTTTGCAGCAGGGCGTTGAGTTTCATTACCCAGTCTTTCTTTTTAATGTCAGGGGGACAAACGTTTAAAACTTCCATGCACCTTTGTTGGTACAGAGAAAAGTTGTGCATTTGGCGTGTCTCAAGAACCAGGGTCTGTCCTTCCACGTCCAAGTGCCATAAGGGAGGGTCCGTCAGATACTTTCTGAGTCCGGACAGCTCAACTTCTTTTTCGGAAGCATCAATGCCGTACCTTCTTGTCACGCACACACCGCTTTGGCAATGATTCACCAAAGGTGGTGTGGTACACTTATAATGATAGTCAGATTTCTCTAGGCTATTCATCAAGGCGTTCAGTTCAGCATGCGACAGGGGCTTGTGGCATACTGTTTTGTTCACCTCCTGAAGTTTGTCGCGCCATTCCTCACTTTCGGGGTGCAGTTTTCTAAACAACACTCCGTAGGAAAAGAGGGCGTCGTTGCGGGTGCCTTCAGGTATCCCGTTTAGCTTCATGTGTACCAGACATGGTGGTGCGTGGTCCCAGAAAGACCCTTCCGAGCCCTCCCCGTTGTTCGCTTTTCGACTTTTCTTTATGGGTTTAAGTTGATCCAGTTCTTGCTCTGTTATGGCCGTGTCTTTGACCGCTTGTATGAACTGAATGGGTGTGAGAGCGTCTCCGCTTTTGTTGATTGCGTATCGCGTTGTGTCGTGCCCACCAAAATAGGGCATGTTGAGCCAGTTTCCTGTCTGCTTGGTTCTCTCCACCTGCTTAGACCACTGATATTGTTTTGGGAAAATTTCGTCTTTGGTTCTCCCCATTGCCGCCGCTATCTCGTTAAGTTTGCTTTGAAATTTGAAAGCCGGTACCGGGACAGTGGTGAACAGGAACAAATGCACGCCGCCCGATTTGGTCATACAGGGGACCAAGGGCAGTTGCATGTCTTTAATAATTTTTTGTAGGTGGTCCATATCAACGGGGTATTCGTCAACGTCAATGCACCCCCATTGACAGGTTTCGTCGTCTTTGAGTGGGATGACTCCAATAGAGGTTCTTCCACCGAGGTGGTTCTGCCAGTGGACCAGGGACAAGGGCTCTTGTAGTGTGCGTCCCCTGCCATCTTTCTTGGTGCCTTTCGGTGTCTGCTTGGTTCCTTTTATCTCATATATGCCGAAAGCACGTTCCAGTCCAGAAAACACTGTCATAAATTCTACTGCTATTTCTTTCACATAGGCCCCTCAGCGAAACTCTCACGAAAGGGTACGTCCGTGAGAGTTTCTTTGTTAGCGTTACTAGGCCCAGTCGGGTTTAGATTGATCGGCTAATTTCTCGGTTGTTTCGCCCTGTGGAAGCATGTTTTGCATACCTCCGCCTAAACAAAACTTAGAAAACTCTTCTGCCTCTTTAAACAAATCTGTTTCTTCGGCGTTTAGCGGTCTTTCCTGCGTTATTTTATAGTTGTAATAAGTCCCTTTTTTGCTTTCTTCTTCTATGGTCGAAATGTTATAGAAGTGTGAGTGGGCGGGCGGGGTGAAGTCGCCTTTAGCGCCGTTCATGCGCGTGTTGTTGATCGCTCCTATCCACGCTCTTGAAATTTTAAGCTGCGATCGAGTCATATTAATCACACAACGTTGCATTTCACCGCTGATTTCTGCAAAACCGTAATGGTTGTTTGTTTTTTGCAGCTCCGTACGGGTGCCGTCAGAGTGTGTCAAGACGTCTCGATAAAACGTGTCTCTTTGCGCTTGCGCTAACAAAGGGGTGTCTTTGGCGTGTACTGCCACAAAGCCGCCGCCGTCTTCTCTTAGGGTCCACTCAACATAGTTGTTGTCGAAAAACGCAGGGAGAAAGCGTATGCCTTCATCGCCGTCTACAAACGTATTGGTTGCAGTAAACAACAGATCACCTACTTTGGCGTCTGGCGAATACTTCGCATGATTTTTTTTAATTTGTGGACTCCCTGGTTGAATGATAGAGATACGCGGGGTGGCTAGATCATCGGGAGAAATGTCTCCGATTCCTGAGCCGGCGTGCTCTTCAAATAAAGACATGATTTCGTTACTTTGTTCTGTTTTTGGTTTGGCCATTTTTCTTTCCTCTTTAATTAATGGTTATTTAGTTATTTTCGTTCGTTGTCCTTTATACACAGAAAAGTCTTTCTGTATCTCCGGAGTGAACGCGGTGTCGCCACTTTCAATTCGTTCTTTTACGAACGCCTTAAGGGTGGATGGGTGTACGCTTTCTTTTTGAGAGGGTAGATGCCCTGTTTCTTGTAAAAGCTGTAGTGTTTCTTGTGCGCGGTCGTCTTCTCCTTTACCAAAACTAACGGATAGTTCGTTTTTGATAATGTCGCCGTGTCCGTTCTGTCTTAACCAATCGTGTGCGGCCTCTCTGTTTTTCACGTTGATTCTGGTGGAGTAAAAAGGCTCCACTGTAATTTTAGAGCCGTCTTGTAGGCGCAGTTCTTTCATGCCCAGTTGCTCTAGTTTTTGGGGAAGGTCTTCTTCTGAAATTTGTCTGTATTGGTCCCTTAGTTTGCGCAGTTTTTCTTCTGTGTTGCCAATTTCTCCGCCAATGCGAAGCATTTGGTCGATGGTTTGGCTCATTGTTGATAACTGTTTGTCGTCCAGTTTGGTAACTTTACGTTCGGCGGCCCTTTCAAAAAGGTCTACTATGTTTTCGTTGTTCATTCGTTTTCCCTATATTCGTCACTTTGTTTATACGATTTCTGAGTAATCGTTCTTGTTAATACAGATGAATACTACGCTCATTTAAAGTTTTTGCAAGTTATTATAAATAACTAGACAGGTCCTTTATAAAATGATACGCTTCTCATACATAAAAGGTCTGAATGATGCCTATTTATGTACGGAGCATCCCCTTCATTGAGAAATGGTAACTGGGGGGTGCTCTACTAAATTTTAATTGCTAAAAGGAGCAAACCAATGGATAAATGCGAAATTGATGAACGAGAACACCACATAAGAATTAAGGTTGGTTGTATGGAGATATATGCGGAAAGCAATGATATGCACGACCTTATTACGATTTCCCATGCGGACAATAGTCCTCTTAGATTTGATGAACGGAAGATTGTGGATATTGCTAATGGAAAGGTGTTTTGTTTGGGTGGGGAAACTGTTAATGAAGAAACAATCGTTGATTTAATAGAAGGAACGGCTGTCCGTAGACGAGTGCATACTCTTTTGGAGGAAGCCAATGACTGATATTATATTAAAATCACTGGACCCTATCGTTGAAGAAGATTTTTACAGCAAGGCTCACGAAGACTTTGAACGGTTCTCAAAAACACTGCATCGTTTAGCGGTGCCAACAAAAGAAGAGTGCGAGGCGTTGACAAAACTAGGTAATACGGAAGGCTCTTACCACGAACGCTACGAGAGGGTGTTGACTGCCCAAGAAGAATCTTGGTTGAGAGAGTTTGGTGCGGTTTCTCCTCGGGAGGGTGTGTGATGAGCAAAGCATCTAATGGCGCAAGGGTTGTCTACAATCAAAACGGTGGCGGAGTCGTGCATCTTGGTTGGGGAAGAGGAAGAATTGTTTTCAGTAAGAACGAAGAAACAGGGGAACTGTCTTGGCGTGATCCAAACAACTGCCCCGATCCCGATGTCCAGGCGCTGTTAATTAACAGAGCGAAAGCTGTTTACAAGGAGAGTAAAAATGATTGAATGGTTCCTTGGGTTGTTTCGGAAAGAAACGGTGGAAGAGAAAATTATTAAAGAGTTGAGAAAAGGAGGTTATCCGCCTTTCCACGACAAAGACAAACGGTTTTTTATGGGGAGAAAAAGATGAGTAATGATTACGTTGATTACGTTATGGAACTGATTTATGAAGACATTGATCGCGAGGATAAGAAGGGCCTATTGGATAAGAAGATAGACCAGCTTTCGAGCGAACACAGTCTTCATGCCGATGATGACCGAGACGATATTAAAGTAAAGATTGCAGAACAAAGGTTTGAGGAGAGTTTTCAATGATTAAAAGGCTATACAAAGCCCTTGTTGAGGCTTCTTTCGCCCTTCTTTCGGTGGCGCTGTTGTTGTTTTTGGTTGGCGCTAGTTTGGTGCAAAGAAAATGATGCACCCAAACCAGCAACGCTTGAAGGAGTGGTCGGAGTACCTAAAGGAATCGGAAGACTCCGTACTGGTGGCGGACGGCTTTGAAGAGGCCTTCATGGGCGTGGTGTTTGAATGGGGTCCACCTCGAGCGGTTTACAGTTATGAGAAGTGTGTGGAGGTTCTCAGACGAGATATGAATTACGAAGAAGCAGTCGAGCACATGGAGTTTAATGTGGTCGGTGCGTATATGGGTGAGCAAACGCCGATCTTTTTTAGGGAGAACACTTAATGCTTGAAAATTATCCTTTTAAAACAACGCCTTACGAGCACCAAACAAAAAGTTTACAGCGGTCTTTGCACCGCCAGGAGTATGCGTACTTTCTGGAAATGGGGTTGGGCAAGTCCAAAGTATTGTTGGACAATACGGCAATTCTGTTTGATGAGGAAAAAATCAACGCTTTGGTGGTGGTCACGCCGAAAGGAAATCTCCGAAATTGGGATAAATTGGAGATTCCAAAACATTTGCCGGACCACATTAAGCGTAATGTTTTGGTGTGGCAACCGAACCATACGAAACAATGGCGACAAGCGTATAATAAAATGGTTAAGGAAGACTCCACTGGCACGCTGAACATTCTGACTGTTAATGTGGAAGCGTTTTCGAGCAAGAAAGGCTGTGTGTTTGTGGAAGAGTTCCTCAATACGCACGATTCTTTGATGGCGGTTGATGAAAGTACGCTCATTAAAAACCCCAAAGCACAGCGGACCAAGAACCTATTGAAACTGTCAACACTGCCACGATACAAACGGATCCTGACTGGGTTTCCTGTAACCAAAGCGCCGTTGGATCTCTTTTCACAGTGCGCTTTTCTCGGTACGAACCTTTTAGGCTTTAAGAGTTATTATGCGTTTCGAGCAAGGTATGCGGTGATTAAACAGAGACAGTTGGGACGCGGACGAAGTTTTCAAGAGATTGTAGACTTTCAGCGGTTGGACGAACTGCAAAATGCGTTGAAAGACTTTTCCGTGCGCTACACCAAAGACGAGTGTCTTGATCTCCCTGATAAGGTGTATATGCGCCGAGAGATTGAGTTGAGTCCGGAACAGAAAGAAGCCTATCACAGCATGAAAAAGGAGGCGTTGATGATTGTTGAGAACAATCTGTTTAGCACGCAAAGCGTTCTGACTCAGTTGATGCGCTTGCAACAGGTGGTCGCGGGCAGTTTAAAGGACGCCGGTGGAAACACTGTTTTATTGCCCAACAACCGGGTGAAAGAGGTTTTGGGTTTGTTGGAAGAGGTGCAACGCAAGGCTGTTCTGTTTGCTGTTTTTAGAACGGATATTGAAGAACTGGAGCGGGCCATTGGCGAAAAATTTGGTCCTGAGAGTGTGGCTTCTTTCTATGGCGGCACTTCTGGGAAAGACAGACAGCGGATTTTGGAGGACTTTCAAGACACCGATCATCCCCTGCGCTTCTTTGTGTCCAACCCGCACACAGGAGGACGTGGACTGACGCTGACGGCGGCGGACACCATGATTTTTTACTCGAACAGCTACGATTTAGAGTTGCGCTTGCAGGCCGAGGACAGAATCCACAGAATCGGACAGGACAACCGCTGCACTTACGTGGATTTAGTCGTGCCTGGAACTGTGGACGAGAAAATTTTGGACGCACTGCGGAAAAAGGTGAAGATTAGTAATGAAGTATTGGGCGAGGTGAAGGAATGGATGGTGTAGAAAAAGAAGATATGGTCAACGAGCCACCGCATTATAAGAAAGGTAAGATGCAAGCGATTGATATTATTGAAGCGGGAATCGGGGACAAGGGATTTCCTGACTACCTGGTCGGGAACATTTTTAAGTATCTTTTGCGGTACAGGTTCAAGGGAAAACCAGTGGAGGATTTGAAAAAGGCCCGGTTTTACTTGGATAAACTGATTGCTAAAACATTAGATGAAAAAGAGTCCGTCTAATGTGTGTCTAAGCTAATATGGGAAACCCCTTATACCCTACTTTTCATCCAAACATTATATCTTAGATGGATTCCTAGCTTTTTCAGAGAAAATAACTATGAGGACGAACCAATGGTTTTCATCTAACAGCGTTAGTTACCCCTGAGAAATAACACCTATAGGGGTTTCAATGTTATATGGGCCGTCTAATGTTCATCTAACAATCTAAGGAAAAACAGGTGTTTTAGCGCAAAAGCCATAGTAAGAAACAAAGAAAACTATAAGCTGAGTCCCATAATCTAATGTTTTAGCCCTTATTTTTCAAGGGGTTTGTCCTATGGGAGACATCTTATGGGGCTTACTGTGGTGATTTATGGTAAGGTTTTCTTATGAAAAAAGTATCCGGAAACCCTAGTGGACAAAACACCAAACACTTGACGGACAAGCAAAAAAGGTTTGCGAGAGCCTTTGTCTATAGTGATGGCACTAAAACCAAGACGGAGTGCGCTGTTGAGGCGGGTTATGGTGCTTCAAGCGCTCACGTTCGGGCCTCAGAACTAACAAACCCCAGAAAGTTTCCCATTGTTGTTCGCTACATACAAGAACTTCAAAACGAGGTGAATGAAAAGTACGAAGTAACTTTTGGCAGACACGTTAGGAAACTTGCAGAAATAAGAGACCAGGCATTAGAGAATAACAATCTCACCGCTGCTGTTTCTGCTGAAGTGCAAAGAGGGCGTGCGGCTGGAATATATGTGGAACGAAAAGAAATCAGAACTGGGACGCTTGAGGCCCTGTCAGAAAAACAACTTAGGGAAAAAATAGATGGCTTGCTTGCTGACTATAAACCCTTGATAGAAGCCGAAGAAGCTGTTTTTGAGGAAACAATATAAACTATCTTTTCCAAGACCACTCCTCTGTATCAGTCTTTTGCCAACCTCTACTAAGTAGTTCATCAGAAACAGAATAAACCAAGCGCATAGATGAATGGTTTTTATTCTTTAAACTTTCAAAAACCCGTAATAATTCAACATCAGTTAGTTCTATTGGGTTAAAGAAGTCGTTTAGGTGGTTCACTTATCCTCTACAAAAGCCCTGTATTCAGCAGTCATGCCTGTTTGCTCTACTGGTTTTTCTTTGACAACTACCTGTAGTGGCTTCATGTTTTGTGGTTCTTCCATGTCGTACTCATACCAAGTGAACGAAACACCAAGTGAATCCTTTAGCTTGTTGGCGATTCTTGGCTGACTGTCTGATGGGCAGTCTATACAAAGTCTGTAAGAACCAAAACT